CGAAAAGTTTGTGGCGAAAAAAAATGTCCGAAAAGTCCGAATAGTTTGTTGCGAAAATTCGGACAATTCGGACAGCCCCCCTTTCGGGGGGCGTGTCTTATCGGTTAGGCGTTCGCTTTTACCTTCTTACCTTCGATTAGTTGGCGGTACGCTTCCAACTTCTTGGCTTGGTAGTTCTTCATTTCTTCTTTCAGTTGATTACCCGCTTGGGTTTCAATTCGACGATAGGCGTCAAATCTAACTTCTGCGGATAGGCTTGAGTCGGCTAGTAATTCGATTACAGACTCAACTGCCTTTTCAAACTTCTTAGAAGGTGCTTTTGCTTTTGCTTCTTCTTTTGCTTCTTTTGCTTCTGACACTTCTGACCCGTCTGCCAAAAGGTTAGTAATAACTTTTGGGTCGTCGTGACTAAGTGCCTTGATGTCCAACTCGTTCAACCCTTGGACTTCTAGTTCCTCAGTTGTGAACTTTTGGAATACCTTTCCACACTTCACAATTCTGGACATTTTGTTCTTGTCGTATCCAAGAATAGTTGCGACTTCTTGTTGAGATGTGAACACCTTGTCCTTCAAGGCTTCCACAACTGCCACACTTGCAACCCTGAACGCTTGGCAGGATTCAAGAACTGTAGAAGATTTCTTGAAGCCCATTAGCATTTCTTGGACTCTTACTTCTGAAGCGTCGAAGGCTTGGAATAACCCCTTCACTTCTTCTTGTCTTGCTTGGATTGCTTTCACTTCTTGAACTGCTTGAACTGCTTTTGTCTTCTTTTGTTCTAGTTTCATTTCTTCCTCATTTCTTGTACCCCTTCGGGTACTCTCCACCTTTTGGAGTACCTCCATACTAAGGCATAACCCGACAAAAAAGAAGGGTATTTTGACCTTTTTTTAATGTGACCTTCATCACACGACAAATCGGGCAAATCGGACAAAAGTTTGTTGCGAAAAGTTTGTGCCGAAAAATCGGACAAAACGGACATTAGTTTGTGTTGAAAAAAAGTTTGTGGCGAAGCCTCGTTTGTTGCGAAAAATCGGACATATCGGACAAAACGGACACCCTAGTACCCCCTCGGATACCCCTCAGAAGATAGTCACAAGTCACACCTATTCACGCATTAGAAACACCAAACAAGGTTCAATTTTGCTACAATCTGGCAAAAAAAAGACCCCCCATTGTTAATAAACGAAGCCCCCTACATATGTTCACTCCCGTTTTATATTTTTCTGGGTTATTTGGTGGTGGGTCGCTGTAGGTTTCTGACCTGCGGAAACGTGCTTCTTTAAAAATAGTTTTGTTTTTTCTGTTACCATTGTGTTTGGTAACGCCTTAGTCATAGTGTAAGGGTTTTTGTACGTTGGCTGGTATTAAAGCCAACCAGCCAACACTATATCCTAATATAATATTATAGGGTAGTATTATACTACACTGGTTGGGTTCCAATACCACCCAACCTAGTCGCAATCACATTATATAATTTTTTAAAGGGGCGCAAAATGGCTGCCAAGTCAGGTTTATCTCACCATCTTAAAGGTGAGTCAGCCAAGAAGAAAAAAAATTTTTTAACGGCTATTGCTAATGGTATGACTGTTAACGCCGCCTCTGAGGTTGCTGGGGTTAAGGCTGATACGGTTAAGTATTGGGTTAAGTCTGATGACCAGTTTAGGTCTGACCTTGATGACGCTAAGGTTAAAAGGGATAATGTTAGGGCTGGTTCTGATACCGCCGATAAGTTTAATCTTTCTTTTGAGGACTTTTCTCAAGACTATCTTGAGATGAAGGTTTTCCCTCATCAGCAGAATTTCATTTCCCTTCTTGAGAAGGGTGAGCCTGCTTGGGTGCACGATAGTATGGTTTATGAACCTGCTACCCGTAACCGTGTATTAATTAATATTCCCCCTGAGCACGCCAAGTCAACCACTATCACGGTTAACTATTCAACGTACCGTATTGCCCTTGACCCGAATGTGCGTATCATCATTGTGTCTAAGACTTTGTATAAGGCACGCGAGTTCGTTTATGCTATCAAGCAAAGACTGTCCCACCCTAGGTGGTCTAAGTTGCAAAAAACTTATGGTCCTGATGGTGGTTGGAAAGATGATGCTGATACTTGGAAAACTGACACAGTGTATCTGGGTTCTGAAACTAGGGATTCTTCTGAGAAGGACCCTACTCTTCAAGCACTTGGTATGGGTGGTCAGATTTACGGTGCCCGCGCCGATTTAATTATTTTGGATGACTGCATCACTGGTGCTAACGCCCACGAGTGGGAAAAGCAAATCAAATGGTTGCAGCAAGAAGTAATCACACGTCTTGGTAAGAACGGTAAACTTCTTGTTGTTGGTACCCGTATTGCTTCTAATGACTTGTACCGCGAACTTCGTAACCCTGAGCATTGGTCTGGTGGTAAATCACCTTTCACCTATTTGGCTATGCCAGCGGTTTTAGAAACACACGAAGACCCCAAAGACTGGGTGACTTTATGGGCGCGTTCCGATAGACCTTGGGACGGCGACGAAGACACCACACCTGATTCTGATGGATTATACCAAAAGTGGGATGGTCCAACGCTCTTTAACAGACGTTCAGAAGTCACCCCCTCAACTTGGGCAATGGTTTATCAGCAACAAGACGTTGAAGATGATTCCATTTTCCCACCACTTGCAATAACTGGTTGTGTTAACGGTATGAGAAAAATTGGTCCGTTAAGTTTCAAAGCACCAGGGCACCCTAATGGTGGAAACTTTCGCATTGTTATGGGCATTGACCCTGCTATGGCAGGTGCAACCGCAGCAGTGATTGTGGCAGCAGATGTTGAAACCAATGAGCGTTACATTCTTGATGCTGTAAATATGACTGAACCCACTCCAGCCAAAATCAGGGAACTGATTGAGGAATGGACTTTAAAATATCAACCCAATGTGGTTGTAGCGGAGAAAAATGCCTTCCAACTCTTCCTCACGAAAGATGAAGCGATACGAGATTTTCTATCTTCAAGGGGAATCCAATTTCGTGAGCATTTCACTGGAAATAACAAATGGGACGTTGACTTCGGTGTTGCATCTATGGCTCCACTCTTTGGGATTGTACGAGAAGGAAAGTTCGAAAAAAACTCAAATTTGATTCACCTTCCCTCCACTGAACGCAGTGAAGGTATGAAGGCTCTTATTAACCAGTTAATTATTTGGAAACCTGATATGAAAAAGAAACAGGCTTCAGATATGGTTATGGCTTTATGGTTCACAGAGTTAGTTATCCGTGAATGGTTAGAAAGAAAAAATTATACCCAACGCTACACAACAAGTCGTTGGCATTCGATGAAACAATTAAACACAAGGCAAGTTGTTGATTTAGATGAAGCATACGCTGAACAACAATCCGAGATGTTCTACAACTAAGGAATTTAGTGGCTCTTAATATTACACAAATAGCGGTCAAAGTTGAAGCATTAAAACGCCGAAACCAAAGCCGTGATGCCAGAATGGCAGACATTCTTGAAGTACGCAGGGGCAACCTTGTAAACGTGTTTCCAGAAATGTTCCCCGAAGGTGCAACCAAGGCTATGATTGCAAACTTCGTTGACGTAGCAGCAAGAGACGTTTCCGAAGTACTAGCACCACTACCTTCTTTTAACTGTACAACAACTAATACTAATTCTGACCGTGCTAAGAAATCAGCAGACATCAGAACCCTTATTGTTAATAACTATGTTCAACACTCACGTCTACAAACTCAAATGTACACAGGTGCTGACTGGTACGGTACCTATGGCTTCCTACCTATTGTTATTGAAGCAGACTTTGAAAACAATCTTCCACGTATACGTGTAGAAAACCCTATTGGTTCATATCCTGAATTTGATAGATATGGCAAAGTTGTTTCATTTACTAAACGTTATGTTAAAACTATTGCTGAACTCATTACAGAGTTTCCAGAATTTGAAAGAGAAATCCTTAACGGATACAGAATGGATGAGGTTGACCTTTATTCCGAATTAGAAATGGTTCGTTATGAAGATAAAAACGTTATCCTTTTATATTTACCTACCAGAGGTAACTTAGTTTTAACCAGTACTGATAACCCAATGGGTGAAGTAATGGTTCGCGTTGCTATGCGCCCAGGAATTGACAATGAACCAAGAGGTCAATTTGATGATGTTCTTTGGGTTCAAATAGCACGCGCAAGATTTGCACAGTTAGCAATGGATGCAGCAGAGAAATCTATTAATGCTCCATTAGCAGTTCCGAATGACGTACAAGAATTCGCCTTTGGTCCAGACGCTGTGTTAAGAACTGCTCAACCGCAGAACATTCGCCGTGTAGGCTTAGAGGTTCCACCTGCTGCGTTTCAAGAAGCAGAAATATTACAAAGAGAAATGCGTCTTGGCGCACGTTATCCTGAAGGACGCTCTGGTGTTATTAATGCCAGCGTTGTAACAGGACAAGGTGTACAAGCCTTATTAGGCGCATTTGATACCCAGGTTAAAACTGGTCAACAAATTTTGTCAGACGTATTTGAAGACGTAATTGAATTATGTCTTAAGATGGATGAAAAACTATTTCCTGATGAAAAGAAAGTTGCAGCCACATCTGGTGGTGCAAGATTTGAATTAAGTTATGAACCACGTAGAGATATTCGTGGTGACTACACAGTTCAAGTACGCTACGGTTTGATGTCAGGACTTGACCCAAGCCGTGCATTAATCTTCTCATTACAAGCATTAGGTGCAGATTTAGTATCAAGAGATTTCGTAATGCGCGAACTACCTTGGTCAATGAACGTAGGCGGAGAACAACAGTCAATTGATGTTCAGCGTATGCGTGATAACTTAAACGCATCAGTTGCTTCACTAGCACAAGCAATACCACAATTCGCAGCACAGGGACAAGACCCAAGTCAACTTGTTAATAACATCGCTGAGGTAATAAAAGAAAGACAAAAAGGTACAAACATCGAAGATGCTGTACAAAAAGTCTTTGCTCCAGAACCAGCCCCACAAGTTCCCCCTGCTGAGATGACTGCTCCTGGCGAGCAACCTGTCCCTGTTGCACCAGTTGAAGCGCCTCCAGGGGGTCCTTCTCCAACAGCACCAGAGCAAGCGTTGCAAATGCAAGGACAAATGGATATTCAAGCATTACTAGGACAATTATAAATTTAAGGAATCTAAATGGCTAACGAAGTAGTCTCAGGCGTAGGTAGAAGCGCCAAACGTACTGATAGAAATATTTCTAGCCGTACAACTCAGCCTATTCGTGAAATGAAATCACAAAAGTATGGCGAAGGTAAAGCATTACTAGAACAACAAAGAATAAGCCCTATGGCTGGAAGTGTTAAAACTCCTAAGATTGAAACAGCAACTGCTGCTCCTAAATCTCCAGTTGTTCCATTAACTGCTGATACACAATACCCTGACCAACCTGCTGAAGTAGGTTTACCATTTGGCGAAGGACCAGGACCAGAAATCTTTGGTAACCTTAATCCAGAACCAGAAACATTAACAGATATTTTAGGACGTATGGTTAATGCTGATTCTTCAGGAGAAGTAAAAGCAATTTACGAAAACGCCTTATTACAAGGACAGTAATGGCTGATAATAAAGAAATACAAGATTATTCAGCAGAACTGTACAAAACTGTAACTAAGTTTACCCCTACCCCTTCTCAAAGTGCTGAACTTAATGGTTGGGCTGGTATTCAAAATGTTAATCAACGTTTATACAGTTTTAACGACCCTATTCTAGCAAGTAAAGAATTTAACAAACTTGATAAGAACATTCAAGACATTATTGCTCAACAGAATCCTAATGCACCCTTTTTGCCTCAACCAGAAAAAAAAGGTTTCATCAAACAATCATTAGAAGGTTTAAGAAGTTACGCTAACTTAATTACTGGCGTATATCGTGGTGCTAAGTTTGCACAACAAGAAAAGATTTCATTCTCTAAAGCCTGGGATATGACAAAAGGCAACGGAGAAGCATTTTTTGATAGGGACCGTGTACAAAAAGTTGATGCTTTTTATTCTAAAGGTGTTGCTAAAGTTGCCAAGATGGCATCTATGGGCAAAAGTTCTGGAGAAATTTTAGCCAATATTAATATGGCTGATGCTGCAGAAGTGAAAGCATACCAAGACTACCTTGATGTTGAAAATAATAAGACAATGCAACAGGCTCTTGGCGATTACAATATGGCTAAGATTTCTCTTGGTAGAGATATTGCTTATGACATCTTTGGTCTTAGAGTTAAACCAGGCGAATACGGAACTGCTAAACGTAAAGCCTTTGGTGTTGTATCTGCTGTTGGTGATTTAGCAAACAATATTATATTTGACCCACTAACTTATGTTGCTCTTCCTTTCCAAGTAGCAAAGATTGGTGCACTAGGGGTAACTCGTGCAGCAACACTTGGTGGTTTAGGAAGAACCATTACAGGCGAAGCAGCCTTAAGTGCAAAGATTTCAGATGCTTTTACTCATCCATTATTTGGAAAAGCAGTAACTAGATTTTACGATAACATTGGTGTTCAAGTAGAGCGTCTTGCTAAGGGAACAGAAGAAGAAGCAAACCAGGCTTTCGGTATTATCAATAGACAATTTGGCAAAGACATAAGACCTGATGTAGTTCAGGCTATGGTTAAAGCAAAAGTATTCAATGCTGATGCTGCTAAGAAGTTTTTTCAAGATGCAGAAAACTTTAGTTTACTTACTAACGGTAAAAAAGTATTAGGTAAAGATGTTATTCCTACCTATAGCATTTTTCGTGGATATAAAAACGAGATTAAAAATGCTATGCTTAGAACAACAGGGATTAGCACAACTAAAAAAGGTGCCGTTACTGCAGGAATAACTAGCGAAACATTATTAAAAACTATTGCTAGACCAGATTTTCTTCAAGATAAAGTAGCGCAAGAACAATTAACTGCAGCAATTAAAGATTCTGCTAGTAAAGCAAGTAGATTTGCACGCTTTATTGAGATAGCACCTAGTGCAAAGACTATTAAAATTGCTAGATACATTGGTCCAGACGGCAAAGAAGTAGACGAAGGTTTAAAATCCCTTAAAGATGTTATATCTTTAGGTCGTATTGCTGGTATGTCTCGTCCAGATGCTGACGAATTAGGTAGATTATGGACAACTGCTAGCGTTGCTCAACGTAGAAATATTCATAAAGGTTTAGTATTCGCAATATCTGATGAACTTGGATTATTCCAAGGTATGGATAGTGCTAGAATAATGAATAAACTTGACAAAATTGCAGGAACTCAAGAATACGCATTAGAACAAAACATAGATGCTGCATTATACAAAGCGATGCCAGAAGATATGCGTAAATTTCTTGATGATGCTTACAAATCTACTGGTGGCGTATTAAAAACTATTAAAAGTACAGAAAGACCAATTACTTTTAACCCTGGAAAGTTAGGTTCTGATAGGGCTGCTGCAGCGATGGAGCATCAACTATCTTTTGAACTAAACACTCCAGACCTTCGTGCTATTCGTTCCGAAGTTTACAGTGCTAGAGGGGCTAAGATTCGCTCCCTTGGACAAGTATTTAACAATAAGTATGCTGATGCAATTGTAAGTACCTGGGCTTTCTTAACACTTGTTCCACGTTTAGGTATTCGTTCTGCTATTGAAGAAATAGGTGTATTTGGTTTAATTGCTACGCCTAAAACATTAGTTAATTTAATACGTTATGGTTATCCAACTAGCCGTGCTGGAAGAATAGTTAAAGATTCTGATGCTAAGTTTTTTGATAGCAAAGGCGTTGGTGGTCCTACTCGTGTTTACTATGCTATGTTTAAACCAAATCTTACTAAAGAGATTAAAGAAAGCATTGATAAAGATTCAAGTATAGAAAACGTAGCACTCCAAACCAATGTTGCTATACAAAAAGGTAGATTTGGATTTAATCGTCCTTTAGACCAGCAATTTACTAAAGATACTGAAGATTTAGTTAGATTTGGATATGATTCTACTGGCTATAAAGAAGCAACTATGTCAGTTACAGCATCAACAGATATTAGTGGTGCTGCTGCCAAGGGATATGGCGCTGGAGCAGTTGTAATACCAGAACAAGGTCCTTCTTTAGCCTTTAGTATGAATAGAAAAAAGTTTGAAAAAGAATTTACTTCAGAAGGTCCTGCTGTAGAAATTAAACTACAAGACCAACCAGATGCTTACTATATGGCTCTTGGTGTTGAAATGTTTAAGCGAGCAGGAGTAGCAGGTAACACATCTAAACTTGCAATTAAATACATTGATAACCCTAAAAAGGCTATTGAAGAAATACGTAAAGAATTAGATAAAAATACAACTTTGGCAAGCGCATTTACCAATAACGTAGATTCTAATGTTACCAATAGTCAGTTAGCATCATCTATTTATTTTGCTACTCGTCAAACCTTTACTAATGCAAAAGGTGAAGTTAACCCTGATTTAGTTAAACTTGTTTACACT